ATAACCGGTGCAACACCGCCCAAATCGAGCGTCTTACGGTCGTATGTCTCGTCCTTGTCCAGCAGGGCCATCTGCACGACAGACTTCATCTGGCTGAACAGCGCGTAGCGACGCGTAATAGCTTCGTCCTGGTCAGTTGCCAGTTCATCACTCAGACCTTCACGGGTAATGATGTCAACGTTGGCTTCCTGCATCAGTTCGGCAATACCATCCTTTGAGGCGACCATATCCATGATGTCATCAAGACACTTGCGCAACTCTGAATCACCCCAGCCCTGAGTCTGCAGCATCTGACGGCGGGGGAGGCGGGTACCATTAAAACGGGCAAAGTGTGACCAGTGAATCTGCTGTCCGCCACCTGTGATGGTGTAGAACTCCGGCGCAAGATAGTTCGGTGCCAGCACATTCCACGTGTTGAGCGTCATGGCGGACATGTCGTAGCGGTCAAACACCACCAGACGCTCCAGACTGCCTTTACGGATACGGTTCACGTTTAACGGCTTCTGCAGGTCCTGTCCGGTGAGCATGAGAATGCCGCCACCTCCGTACAGGTTACCCCACGTTGTGGCTTCCTGTACGCACATGGGCAGCATGAGACGGTCTTCTTCGATACGGATAGCGTCTGCATCTTTGGACTTGATGATGCGCCACTCACGACACATGTCCTCAGCAGGGATATCCACGATGGCGCGTGCCAGCCAATTCGTTTGATATGCACAATCCATCTGTTGCCAGTCCTGCAGGGTGGCATAACTGAAGAAGTTGTGAGAGCGTTTAGCCTTGGCGGTACCAAGCCCTGATACAACGTTGACCAGACCATCGCGTACAGCCGGTGCACTGTGTAAGTTTGGTTGTTTAGCCTTGGGCATTACAAAATCTCCGCTGCTGTACGTCTTGCAAGTAGTCCGCGACTGTTGGCGATAATAAAACTGTCTGCGATGTTGGGCGATACGATATCACGTTTTGCTAAATCTTTCTTGCTCTCAACCTTGACCTTACCGGAGTTGTCAAAGTCGCGCATGGGTGTGGATAACTCATCCACAAGCTTGTCGAGCAGTTTAGCGTCAATGGTACTGCTGAGGCTAATCATCTGGTCAGCAGGAAAGGTCACGCCCTTGGTCACCGCGAGATGCGTGTTACGGAACCGGTCAGCAGTCAGCCACCATGTCTGTGCTTTCAGATTGGAAAAGAAATCTTCGTTGGCAATACGCGTGTCGCCGTATTTCTTCTTAGGGTCGGACACTTTGCCACCGGCGTTAAATTTGAAGTGTCTGTGCCATCCTGCGCCGTTCAGGTGCGAACCTGTACCTGCCCCCACACCAATACTGTCGTAACCGATGTAAGAGGCGTCAGCGCGTTCTGCGGTCAGTTTCACGCGCATGGCTGACTCACGCAGTTCATCCTCTCCACCTTTCCATTCATCCAGACCGGTACAGACGCTGCCGTCCATCGTGGTAGTGGCATTTTTATCATCGCCACTGTCTGCCACGTCGTAGCCAACCGTCTTACCACCGAACCAATTGCCGCCCACCTTCAGGTGAGCATCAATGGCAGACTGCAGCCAGCTGCGCTTGATAACCACACGGTCGTCGTTGTCGAGTGGTACACCTTCGTAAATATGCTGGAACTCTTCGTAATCTTCCTGACGCGCTGAATCAATATCGGCACGGGCTGTTGCAGACAGAAAAGGATTTTCAGTGTAATTAATTAAACGCGTAATTGTTCCGGCAGGTGGATTTAATACCATGCGCTTATAAACAAAATCAGTTGCGATACGTGGGTTAAATGTCAGCCACATTTCCGCACCTTCGTTACGCATAATGGTGGGGCGAATTACACTGAACATCTCTTCCGTTAAATTATGTGCCTCTTCAATCCATGCGACTGAAGCTTTTTCAAATGATTTAATTTCGTCGATATTACGGGCCATACCGTAAAAACGAAATAATGAGCCATTTGTTTTATGCTCGATGGCATCCGCATAAACTTTAAAATTCTTGCTCAGACCGAAATAATCAATTTTATCTTTGAGCAGGGTATATACCGAATCAGCAATACGGTTCTGGTACATACGCAGACACAGGAAACGCTGTTCCACGAAGTTAGCACGCGCTATAGCCACACCTGCGGCATCGTGTGATTTGGAGGACATGCGCCCGCCGTAGAGTGTGCGAAAGCGTACAGGCTGTCCATCAGGCGCTGTACGCGTTTTCCAGAAGTCCCGCAGTGCAGGGTTGAGGGTAGGGTTATTCATCGCCGTAGAAGTCATCCAGAGTCTTACGCACGCCAATCTCACCGCTCAGTTCAATAAGCTGCTTATCCAGTCCCAGCAGCTTGGCCTGACCCATGACAGCCTGTACAGCTGCGGAAGATTGTGGCGTTTCAGCAGCCAGTGCCGTAGTGAACACAGTGTTCAGTTTTTCCAGCAGTGTATCCACGGTGATAGCATGTCGCTTCTGATGCGTCTCACGCAACTGATTCAGTCTTTGTGTCACTTTAGGGATGTCAAGCAAACGGGATGCTTCCACGCCGATGGCGTTCGCGCTCATCTTATCCGCTTTATACGACTGACGATATGATTCGGAAGCGTTACCTGTCTCAACGAACACACGGCAGAATTTCTCCTGCTGTTCAGTAAGTCCGAATTCGTTAAGTGGTCGAGCCATAGTGTTTAGTCCTCTCGTGCGTTTAACACATAATACCACGATGAGCCAGCAGGATGCTACTTTACCCCAGTAACCGAAAATAAATCCTTCGGGGTATACCATCGGGGTATTGTTTAACTTACTGATTCTATTGCTATTACTTCTTATTTTACCCTGATACCCTGATAAAATCTTATTTAATAAGAAAGGGAATTAACAAGATACATACAATAAAAAAATACATACATAAATAGAAAGTAAAGAGGAATAAGTGGCAGGACCGGGGTATGGGGTAAGAATGCTGTAAGTTATTGTGTTACATAGAGAAATCTATACCCCGAATGCTGAGGTAAAATCCATTGATTCAACACACTCATCAACGTATAATTGTATCTCTGTATGTTAATGAGGTGATTTATGGAATTATATCGAACTGGTGAGAATAATCATAATTTTAAAACGCTCTTATCTAACGGTGGTGACTCTGATAATCCGGTCTGGCAGAAGGTGCTTGACGGGCTGCGCACCGGACACAGTGAGTGGAAAGTTGTACCCAAAGAGATAAAAGCGTGTCGTCATCCCGGCGTCAGGGACAAGGGAAACCGGTGTGTTTTCTGCCTTATTGAGAAGCACGACAGCGCACAGAAACGCATGAATCAGAGTGTAGAAAGTGCCAAAGAGGACCATCTGAAACAGCTTTACGCACGCGCATCGGAGTTTGACATGCAGGCGGCAATCCTCCGCGTGGAAGCAATGGAAATTGAATCTGGTAAGCGTGAATGGCCTCCGCAGGGTATTTCTGTTCTGTCGCGGCAGGATGCTATCTCGCAGGGTAAAAAATGGTATCTGCCCATGACCCCGTGTAAGCATTGCGGTGTTACTGCAGAACGTTACGTACCTAATGGACGCTGTAGGAATTGTGGGAAATGAGAAAACTTAATCTGCACTGGGCACTTGGACAGTTTAATAATTTCAGGTTGTTCGGGAATCTCTCTTACATGCGGGAGAAAATCAGACAATTTGAATTTTGCATTGAATATATGAATAACAACTACGCGAATATAACGGAAACTGACCTTGAAGAAATCGAGACATACAAAAGGCTAGTTAAGATTTATAAACGTCGTATTCGTGAAGCAAAATAAAACAAAAGCCCCTTACGGGGCTTAATTGTCTTTCGTATTACACAACCAGACTATCCACAACAAACCGAAAATATTTAACAATAATAGAAATAACCATACCTCACGCTCACTCACTTCACCCCTCCCCGCGCGTGCCACAGCGCGATACAGTCAATCACGAACCAGAAGTGCCACATGAGCAGGTTGATACAGAAACGCTTCATTCTGTGCTGCATGTGGTAGTCCTCATCATATGCATCTTCACTGGTATCACGGATGCTCATAATAACGCACAGTACCAGCCAGCATTGTATCAGTGTCATATTGTGTGCTCCGGTGGTGATGGGAGTGGCTTTCTTTTGAAAAGGCCGAGAGCCAGTATCGTTGTTATGGCTGCAGCAATTTTCGATTTACTCATATCACTGCTCTCCGTTCTGATTGGTGGGATGCTCCGGGATGATGCGGTAGGCGATGATGTCTCCGCCTTTGCCCTCATGATTCCAGCGCAAATCCCCTGCAGCGCTTTCGCTAACATTCCCTAGTCGCGTGCGGTACTCAACTATCTGATAAG